GTTTGCGATCACGCCGCCGGTCTGCTGCGTCACCATCTTCGCCCCGCCGCTTGAGGACTTTGCCTTGACCGTCACCTGTATGCCCTTCATGGCCTTGGTGGCCGCGGACCGCAACGCCTGCTCGGACTTCTTCTCCAGCTTCGCCTTGACCCCCACGCTCACCGACGAACCGACAAAGCTGCTGATGGACGACCAGCCCTTCTTCTCCAATTTAGTCTTTACTTCCACTGATGTACCGACGTAGTCACTAATGGATGACCAACCACTTTTCGTCAATGAAGTCGCCACGCTTACTGCCGTGCCGACAAAGTCGCTGATGCTCGTCCAGCCACTCTTCGTCAGCGAGGTCGATACGCTCACCGACTGGCCCACGAACCCGCCGATACTGCTCCAGCCGCTTTTGACCAGGCTCACCAGCGCGGAAAGCGGGCTTTCGATGCCCAGCCACCGGGCGATGGTCTGCCAGTTGTTCCGCACCAGCGCCACCAGCGCCGAAAGGGGCCTGTCGATGCCCAGCCACTTCGCCAGGGTCTCCCAGCCGTCCTTCAGCAGCGACAGGTTCAGCTTCAGGTCGGCCCCGCCGCCGAACAGCAGCGCGCCCGCGACCTCGCCCAGCTTCTCCAGCGCCGTCCTGAACAATGCCCACAGCTTTTCGGAGATGGCGTCCCAGTCCACCTTTGCCAGGGCCCTTTCCAGCCCGTCGGCAAAGCCTTTGGCGTCGAAGCCCTCGAAGAAGGCGAGGCCGAAGTCCAGCACGCCCAGCAGCGTATCGTTCAGCCAGGTCCCGAGGCCCTCCCAGTCGATCTTTCTGAACAGGTTGTTCACCGAGGCGGCCAGCGCCTCGCTCGCGCCCTTCCAGTCGAAACTGGCCGAGGCCGTGCCCAGCACCGCCAGCAGGTCGTTCACCCGCCCGGCGAAGGTCGCGCCCACGCCGGGCCAGTCCGTCCCGGCGATGAAGGCGTTCAACCCTTCGGTCAGCCGCAGGGCCAGGCCCGCCCAGTCGACGGCGTCCAGTTTTTCCCCCAGCTTCGCCGCGAAGCCGTTCACGCCGTCCGCCAGCTTTTCGGCAAACTGCATCCAGTCGAATTCATCGATGAACCCGGCGATGGTCTCGGCCAGCGACGTGAACAGCAGCGCCACGGCGCCGCCCACGGTGGTAAAGTCGATCTCCGCCAGGGCGTTGTTCAGGAATTCGGCCACGCTTGCGCCGATGTTCGTGAAATTGACGGTCTCCAGCGTCCAGTAGGCGGTGGAGAACAGGCCGTTGACGTAATAGCCCACCTTCGCGCCGATCGCGGCCCAATCGACGGATTCCACCAGCTCGTTGATCTTGCCGCCGATGAGCGTGCCCAGCTCCTGCCAGTCGCCGGCGTTGAAGGCGGCCTTCAGCGCGTCCACGAAGGCCGCCAGGCCGCTTTCGATGGGCAGCTCCTCGAACTGCACCCCCGCGCCGCCGCCACCGCCGCCGCCCGAGCCCCCGCCGGAGCCGCTGCCGGTATCCGGAGCCTCCAGCACGTTCAGTTCGTCGAAGTCCGCCAGCTGCCGCTTCAGCTCCTTCACCGCGTCCGAGGCGTTGGACGCCGCCCGGCCCACCGAGCTCACGCCCCCGGCGGCGCGCTTCGCCGCCACGTAGGTGGAAGCGCCGGTCAGCCGGGCGAAGAACTGGTTGATCAGGTTGAACAGCCCGACGAACTGGTCGGTGACGTATTCGATGGCCGGGGACAGCGCGGTGAGCAGCGGCGCAGCCATGGCCGCGAGGCTGTTGCGCAGGTAGTTCGCGTTGGCCGACAGCGATTGCAGCGTCCCGGCGAAGCCCTTCCACCACGTCCTGCTGTAGGCGTACAGGTTCTTCATGCCCGAGCGCAGCCCGTCCACCACGTTTCGGGTGTCCATGAGCCCCGACAGCACGCCCCGCACGGCGAAGCCCATCTGCGAAAGGCACCGCGTAGCCCCCTGGAACCCCGAGCGCAGCCCCCGCACGCTGCCCTTCATGTTTTCCAGCGCCGACTGCATGATGCCGGTATTGCGGTAAAACGACAGCAGATCCGTATCCGACCACCGCCGCGAAGAACCGCCGGTATCGACGGTGATGGCGTAGTTTGACAAAATATCACTTCCTTGGAAATGGAGGTATGACAAAGGCGACGCAGATGCGCCGCCTTGGGGGACAATAAAGATGGTCGTTCGGTGGGAGCAGCCCTTATTCCGGGTGGATATCGAATTTTTTCAGCTCCGCTTCGATGGAAACGACGTTGTCCAGCATAATACCGGTCCTTGTGTAAACATCATGCCCGAAGGTAAAGAGGGAAGAAGGATATATCCCGGCACGACAGGACTTGTTGTACGACAGGGCATAAGTGTCTGCGTTTGCATACAAATCCTCAACCATCAGGCGAATTTTGGAAAGGAAGCAGGATATTCCCTCCATTGCAGTATACATATCGAAGCCATCGTAGTGCTTTCCCTCTAAGACGACCCCCGTGCATTCAGTACGGGGCATTGCCGCGATATTGTCAGACATAAAACAACCTCCAGTCAACATTGGAACTTGACCCGAGGCAAGCAGTATGCTAAAATTTACATGCTTTCCTGCGGGAAGGCGGTTAGCTGAATGGGACGCCTGCAAGCATTAAGCCCATTCAGCTATTTCGTTTGTCGAGCCATTCACGAACCAGCTGTAGCCCCTTGCGTATCACGCCACTGCGGGTGGATTGCATTTCGTGAGCCATGTCATCGAGCTCTGAAACCTCAGAAGGAGACATGCGCATCTGAAGATTGATAGATTTCCTATCATCGCCAGCGAATGGCCGACCGATTCCCTTATCATTGGGAGACAATCGTTTCACCTGCCTTTCGATGGCGATTATAATTTATGTAATTACAAAAGTCAACCACATTTGCAACAATTCAGAAATATGTCGCAATGTTGCTGTAATATTGGCACGATTGGGGAACCGAGAAACCGTTTCCCGGTCTCTTCATGGAATGCGATGCCTAAGGCGGATTATCGCTGATCTCATTGCACAGCGGTTGCCTCCCGGAACCCTCAGAATGAGCGGAATCAGCCGCAGGGGGCCGCAGTGGGCCGGGGCTTGGGCGCGCCGGGGAGAACCGCTAGCATGAAGGCAGGAAAGCGGGGCATGACAGGCGCAAAGCCATGCGGCAGAAGGAAGGCAGGGGCGGCGAAGGCACGGCTGCGCGGGCTCCGGAGGCTGATGGAGCGACTTTCGGGTTCAGGGAGGCAAGCGCGAAGAACGCCGACGGCATGCTGATGTAGATAGCGAACCAACATTGCAAGCTAGCTGTTCAGAATCTCCCCGTCCCTGTTTCGCTCGTACTCATAAGCGCTGAACTCCCGTGCGGCATTCGGGCACCGCGCCGGGTCGATGACGATGGCCTTCAACCCCTGCAGCCACTTGAATCCATACCGCCGGGAGTCCGGCCCCTTGATGGCCCCGCGGCACATGCTGCCGTAAGCCCGGTAATCCTGAATCGACTTCTCCTCGGCGCTGTCGGCGGTGATCAGGTCGAAGTCCCGCACGCCCTTTAATTCCTTCAGCGCCGCCCAGGTCTGGGCGTTGGACTGCTTGTTGGCCCGGTATTCGTCGATCGGTACAGCATCCGCCGCGCCGGGTCCCAGTGGACCTTGACCCACTGGAACGGGTCGGGATACCAGCCCCAGTCGATGCCCATCAGGATCCGGTCAAAACCGGCGATCTCCCCATCCGAAATCTCCCTGATCTCCAGGTTGTCGAACACCTCGCCGCCGGTGCCGGTGGCCTCGCCCAGGTAGTCGTGCCGGTAGGCCCGCCCGTCGGTGTCCCGCACGTGCTCGGCCTCGGCGATGAACTGCGGCCCCAGCCATTCCTTCGGCGCTTCCAGATACGTGGAATGATGCCGCAGCCGGTCCGCCCTGTCCTCCAGCGCGTCCTTGTTCACCCAGCTGTCCCGGGTGATGGGCGGGTTGTAGGTCTCGAAGTTCCAGAAGGTCGCCCCGCCGCGCATCGTCGACTGGAGGATGTTCCGAATCTCCGCTCGCCCGGCGAACTGGTCCAGCTCCTCGAAGTGGGTCACGGCGATGTACCCGAACGGCGCTTTGATGGACTTGATCTTCATGGGATCGTCCGCACCCCGGAACATGATCTTCTGCCCGGTGGGCTTGTAGATCAGCTCCAGCGGCGCAACCCGCGCCGTCCACAGGTCGGACATGCTTAATTCTCCGATTGCCCACAGGTATTGGCTGTATACACTGTCCCGCAGCGTGGCCCCCACCTTGCGCAGCACCAGCGCGTGGGCGTCCGGATGCAGCGCCAGCAGCAGCGGCACCAGCAGCGAGACGGTGCTCGACTTCAACGATCCGCGCCCGCCGGAGAGGTTGTAGTGGGTGTGCCCGTGGAGGAACACGTCCCGCGCCACCTCCCGCCAGGCCGGCCCGATCAGCGAGGAAAGAAGTACATCATTCATGTTGAATCACCACCTCGGGAGCGAGGAGCGCAGCGACGAGTAGCGGCTGCCGGTTCCGCAGGACACCGGCCCGCGTAGCTGCGACGCGGCCCTTGTGGCC